GTGCGGCACGCTGCGCGTCGCGCCACCGCAGACCAGCACGACGACGAGTACACGGTGAAGGGTCATACGGTACTGATGTCGCGTGCGTCTGACGAGTGGGCGACGCCACAGGACTTCTTCGACGCCGTCAACGCGAAGTTCGGGCCGTTCACATTGGACGCGGCGGCGACGAGCGAGAACGCAAAGGCGGCACGTTTTTTCACCAAAGAGGACGACGCGCTAGCTGTGTCGTGGGATACCGACGGTCGGATCTGGCTGAATCCGCCGTACTCGCGTATTCGGGAGTTCTGCGCCAAGGCTCGAGACGAAGCGGTACACGGAAACGTCATCGTGCTGCTCGTGCCTGCGCGTACGGATACGCGATGGTGGCATGACGTAACGGTCCACGCTGACGTGAGACTGCTACGAGGACGGTTGAAGTTTGGAAGTGGCACCGGGTCTGCGCCGTTCCCGTCGGCACTGGTGATACTCGGGCCGGATTACTACGGCGCCGAGATCCAAAACGACGACTGGCAAACGTGGTAAGCCGGTAAAATGCGGAACGCGTAGGCAAAACGCGGAAATCCTGACAAATCGCCATTAGACACGTCAATTCGTGCGGCTCATGCTGTGAATCGTGGCAGTAGGACCGCGCGTCGGACTCGCTGACGGCCTTGTGTTCGTCGGCGCAGCCGTGTCCGTCTATGGCGTGTCGCTGCTGTCCGTAGCGGCTGCGCTGATCCTGGCCGGCGTCGTGCTGGTCGGAATCGGCGTGCTGACCGCGTGGCGGCATGGCTGATCCGATCCCGCATTTCTTCGACTCGATCGACGGCTGGTTCGACTACGGCGACCTGTACGCCGAGTTTGTCGCGTCGTGCGAAGACGGATCGCATGTCGTCGAGATCGGCGGCTGGAAGGGACGATCGGCGGCGTTCATGGGCGTCGAGATCGCCAATTCCGGAAAGTCGATCACCTACGACGTCGTCGATACCTGGCTCGGGTCAGACGAATCGGTCCACGCCAATGATCCCGACGTCGCGAACGGCCGTCTCTACGACGTCTTCCTTGCCCATACGGCACCCGTCCGGCAGTATGTCCGGCCCATCCGGTCGACATCCGTAGAGGCGGCCGCTACGTACGCCGACGCGAGTCTCGATCTCGTGTATATCGACGGCGCGCACGACACGGCGTCCGTGCTCGCGGACTGTGCGGCATGGTGGCCGAAAGTGAAGCCAGGCGGCGTCATGGCCGGGCACGATCGGCAGTGGGACACGGTCGCGCACGGCGTCAAGGCGTTCGCGCAGTTCGCGGGCGTCCGCGATCGCGCCGTCTCGGCGTCGTCGTGGGCCATGAAGAAGCCGGCACAGGTGACGGACTGGACGGTGCCGGAAGGATCACGCGCGCTGCTCGTAGCGGTCTGCAGCAACGAGAGGAACGTCTACCGGCAGACCGTCAAGAGCCTATGGAAGAACTTCTTCGGCGCCACCGTCACGCACGCACTGCAGGCGCACGGCTGGCAGGACGCCGAACCGGCGTACGTCGATCACTATCCGTCGGTCGCGGCACAGCGCGACTACGCCATGATGGCCGCGCTGAAAATGGGTGCGTCGCACGTCCTGTTCCTTGACGCGGATATGACGTGGACGAAGGACGGCAGCCTGCTCTACAAAATGCTGCCGTATCACTCACACGGGATCGTGAGCGGCGTCTATCACTTGAAGGCGTGGCCGTACTGGCCGGTCGTGCTCGAGCGTCCCTACGTCAACACGTCCGACTTTCAGATCGACTACTACTACACGCGCGACCGTCTCACCGAAGGTAAGCTCTTTCGCGCCGATCTGATCGGTATGGGCTGCGCGCTGGTGCCAGTCAAGGCGGCCGTCGCGATCGGGAAGCGTCCGTGGTTCGAGTACATGCCGGATAAGCACGGATTGCCGGCGGTCACGGAAGACGTCGCGTTCTGCGCGCGCGCGCGTGCGATCGGGTGTCCGATTTGGGTCGATCCCGCGATCGAGTGCGGCCATATCGCGCAGCAGGAAATCACGCGTCCATGGTGGGAACGCGCGATGGTCGAGAAGGACTATTACGACCAGGCACGCGACGAGGCGTCTGAGCGCGGCGAAGAGTTGCCGGTACGGCCGTCCGAAGACGCGATCACGGCCGCACGCGCGAAGGCGGCCGCCGCGATTCATCGAGGGTCGGCGGCATGAGTCTGCTCGGATCCGTCTTCCGTGGTGAGAGGCGTGGCACGTTCCGCGATCCGGCCGAATGGTTGCTCGACGCGCTCGGCGGGTCGTCGACGGCGTCTGGCGTGCGCGTGACGAGCGAGTCGGCGATGGGTATCCCGGCCGTGTACGGTGCCGTGGGCCTCGTTGCGGACGCCGTCGGGACGCTGCCGCTCAAGGTGTTTAAGAACACGGACACCGGCAAGCAAGAGGACACGCAGCACCCGGCGTCAACGCTGTTGCACACGCTGCCGAATCCCGAACTGACCGCGATCGATCTGCGGTCGGCCATGCAAGGGCACCTGATGCTGCGTGGCAACGCGTACGCCGAGATCCAGCGTGACGCGTACGGACGGCCGGTGGCGTTGTGGCCGCTGCTGCCGCACCAGATGACGGTGACGCGGGACCGGGATCGCAGTCTGGTCTACCTGTACCGGTTGCCGAACGGCCAGGACGTCAAGTGGACGTGGTCGAACCCGAAGACGCAGCCTGCGCCAATCCTGCATGTGCGCGGACTCGGGTACGACGGCCTGATCGGTTACTCGCCGTTGACGTTGCACCGGGAAACGCTTGGCCTGGCTGCAGCGTCGCGCGAGTACGGCGCGCGGTTCTTCAGCAACAACGGACGCCCGTCCGGCGTGCTGAAGGCACCCGGCCAGTTGTCCGACGAGGCTCGGCTGCGACTCAAGGCGGCATGGGACGCCACGACGCGCGGCCTGGCGAACGCGCACCGGGTCGCCGTGCTCGAGGAGGGGATCGAGTGGCAGCAGACCGGCATTGACCCGGAAGACGCGCAAATGCTGGCGACGATGGCGTACAGCGACGCGCAGATCGCCACGATCTTTCGCGTGCCGCCACACATGATCGGCCAGGTCGAACGGTCGACGTCCTGGGGCACTGGAATCGAGCAGCAGCAGACGATGTTTCTGCAGTTCTCGCTGATGCCGTGGCTCGTGCGGTGGGAACAGTCGCTGGCGCGGGATCTGCTGTCGGTCAAGGGATTCGCGACTCGCTCGATCAAGTTTGTGGTCCAAGCCATGCTGCGCGGCGACATGCAGAGCCGCACCAATCATTACCAGGCGCTATACGACCGTGGTGTTTTCACGGTGAACGACATTCTGGAATTGGAAGATCGCAACACGATCGGCCCAGAGGGTGATCAGCGATACGTCATGGCGAACCTGATGCCGCTCGGTGAAACGCCGATTGCGGCTGACCCACCGGATCCGCCGGCGCCGACCGGCCCTGAGCCTGATGGGGTGATGTGATGACGGAACGCGAACGGCGGGTCGTGTCGGTGCCTGTCGAGGCGCGCGAGGACGGCGACGAGCCGCGCGTGCTGTCCGGCTATGCGGCCCTGTACGCGCAGGAGACGGTGATCTCTGGCGCGTTCCGCGAGGTGATCCGGCCGGGTGCGTTCCGGTCGGCGCTGACGCGTGGCGACGACGTGCGGGCGTTGTTCAATCACGACCCGAACGTCGTGTTGGGACGGACGGCCGCCGGCACGCTGTCGCTGATTGAGGACGAGCGCGGCCTGCGCTACACCGTGACGCTGCCGGACACGCAGGCCGGACGTGACCTGTGGGTCAGCGTCAAACGCGGTGACATTACGCAATCGTCGTTCGCGTTTTCCGTCGAGCCTGGCGACGACGACTGGCCGCCGCAGGCGCGCGGCGAGTTGCCATTGCGGATCGTGCTGGACGTCCGGTTGTACGACGTCTCGCCTGTGACGTACCCGGCATACGGCGACACGTCCGTTGCGGCCCGCAGTGCGATGGCGATGGCGGCGGCGTGCACGCAGCACCCGGACACCGTCGTCGACTGGCGTGCGCGGCTCGAGACGTACGCCGCCGAACTGGCGACGGTGTACGCCGGCTGGCGTCGCTGACGCCGCAAGTGGGGAGTTCATGCCCGCGCAGGCCGTGGGTGCAGTTGGGGCATTACGTAATGCGCTCATGGTGAGCGCCACGGAGTAACAGGATGAATCTGGACTACCTGATCACCAAGCGTGACGGCCTGCATGAGAAGGCAAAGAGCCTGATCGAGAAGGCGAAGGCCGACGAGCGCGCCTTTACGGCAGACGAAATCAAGGAGCACGACCACTGGATGGGCCAGATCGCGGCGATCGACGCGACGCTGCGGGCGCGTGACGCGCACGTCGCCGCCGAAGTCGCGGCCGAGCGGCCGGCGCAGTCGGCGCGGGCGAACCACCCTGGCGTGAGCGAAGAGGCGCCGCCGATGACGCGGGACGCCGTGCTGCGGAGCGCCGAGTACCGCGCCGCGTTCACGTCATGGATGCGGTCGGGCGATGCGATGGCGCTGCGCGCGCACACCGTCGCGACCGACACCGCTGGTGGCGTGCTGGTGCCGGACGAGTTCTACAACGGTATCGTGATGAAGCTGCGCGAGTTCAACGTGATCCGGCCGCTCGCGACGATCGTGTCGACGACGTCGGGCGTGCTGAAGATCCCGCGCGAGACGTCGGCCGGGTCGGCGGCGTGGACGGCGGAAGGCGTCGCGTACAACGAGAGCGAGGACGTGTTCGGCGAGATCTCGCTGGACGCACACAAGGCGTCGCGGATCGTCAAGGTGTCCGAGGAACTGGCGCAGGACGCCGCCTTCGATCTCGAAGGATTCCTGGCGGCCCGGTGCGCCGAGTCGGTCGCCGATCTGGAGGAGGACGCCTTCGTCGACGGCGACGGCAGCGGCAAGCCGCGCGGCTTCCTGTCCGACACCACGCTCGGCACGACGGCTAGTGCCACGAACGCGATCACGTTCGACGAACTGACGGATCTCTTCCACAGCGTCAAGCCGGCGTATCGGTCGCGCGCGACGTGGGTGATGAACGACAGCACGATCAAGCTGCTCGCCAAGATCAAGACCGGCGTCGCGTCGGACAATCGCTACCTGTGGCGTGAGTCGCTGTCGGCCGGTTCGCCGATGACCCTGATGGGCCGTCCGGTCGTGGCCTGCAACCAGATGCCGGCGGCGACTACCGGCCTGAAGGCGGTCGCGTTCGGCGACTTCTCGTACTTCTGGATCGGCCAGCGTTCGACCATGCCCGTGATCCGCCTGAACGAGCGGTATCGGGAACTCGGGCTGATCGGCTTCGCCGGCAACCTGCGGGTCGACTCGGAACTGACGCAGTCCGAGGCGATCAAGCACCTGATCATGGCGTAAGCGGAGGACGAATCCATGGCACGAAACGTTCTCAATACGGGCAAGTTCGTCAAGATCAAGGACTACAGCGCGGCGTCGACGGCCGACGTAACGTCCGACATCATCGACCTGGCCGGCTATCAGGGCGCGGTGTTCTTCACGTCGTTCGGCACCGCGAACGCCACGAATACGATCAAGGTCCAGGGCAACACGGCCAACCAGACGACCGGCATGGCCGACCTCGAGGGCACGTCGGTCACGAGCGGGTCGAGCGACGAAGACGTGATCGTCGAACTGCACAAGCCGCAGTTCCGCTATCTGCAGGTTGTGGCGTCGCGCGGGGCGTCGTCCACGCTGGAGAGTGTGTGGGCGTACCTGTACGGCGGGTCGCTCGACTCGTCGGCCAATAGCGTGACCGGCACGCAGGCGGCCGAACTGCACGTCAACGTCGGGACTGGCACGGCGTAATGACGACAGTGATCTGGCTGGCGAGCGGTCGCGTGGTCGTGTGTGACGACGAGATCGCTCGCCGCTGGATCGCGGACGGACTCGCCGCACGGTATGTCGGCGATACGGGTGTCGAAACAACGAGCGAAACGAGCGTGCCGAAGCGTGGGCGCTTGCGTGGGGTAGAGACACGATGAACCGTACAGCCGTGATCGACAGCACGGGATACACGGGGCCGGTCGGGCGAGAGATCGTCACGGCGGCGACCGTCCCGCTGTTGACGGTGAGTGCGGTGCGCGAGCGGTTGCGGTTGCCGTTCAGTGACGAAGACGGCGATCTGCAGGCGTTCATCGAGGCGGCGACGACCGAAGTGGAAGAGCACCTGGGCCGTCGGCTACTGCCGCAGACGTGGCGCTGGTGGTACGACACCGTGCCGACCGGGCGTGTGATCGTGCTGCCGGAACCCGTACGCAGTATCACGGCGATCAAGAGCTACGCCACCGACGACGACGCGACTGGCACGACGCTGACGTCGACCGAATACACCGTCGACGCGCGGCGGCACCGGATCGTGATTGACGACGATTCGGCGTCCTGGCCGCCGACGTCGGTACGTGACTACAACGCGGTGAGTATCGAGGCGGTCGTCGGGTACGCCGAACCGGACGACGTGCCGGCGTCTGTGCTGCTCGCGACGCATTTGGTCGTGCAGGGCTACTACCTGCGCGGCGCGGAAACGCCGGCCGACTCGGACGCCAGGCACGCGGCCGTCGCGCGGCTACTGGCGCCGTGGCGGTTCAGGATGGGTGTCGCGTGATCGGGACGTATACCGAACGCGTGACGATCCAGGCGATGACCCGCACGAACAACGGCGGCCAGCCGGT